CGATTGATGATGACAGCATCAAAAAGCATGTGGAAGAAAAAGCAACAGAAGCTGTTGTGAAGGAAATCAGAAGTGAACTTGGTTTTTCTACAAGCTATTATTCCAATGAAAATGTTGTGAGAAAACTTGTTGCGATAGAAGTTGAAAAACAGTTTGAGAAATTGCAGGATGCGATCATTGAAGCCACTGCAGAAAAGCTGACTGAAAAACTGTCAAGAACCAAGAAGGTGAAGGACGCAACACAGAAGGTTCTTGATGCGGTCTTGGGTTGAAGAAAGGAAGTGGGGTTATGGCAATGATCAGACCTGACATTGTGAACCATCCAACACACTATGCAGACACCTGCAGTCTTGAATGCATTCAGGTGATGCAGTTGGTGTTTGGAACAGGTGCGGTGATGTGTTTCTGCTTGTGTAATGCATTCAAGTATATGTGGAGATATAAGAACAAGAATGGTCAGGAAGACCTGAAGAAGTGTGATTGGTATCTGAAAAAAGCAGAAGATCTTGGTTGTGACAGTGAAATCTTGGAAAGACTGAAGGATTTAAGAAAGGAACTGGATGATGTACATTGACGGACAGGAAGAATGGGAAGACAGAAAGAAACGTATGACATGGAATGAATATCAGAAGTTAGCAATGCGGACAAATGACAAGAAAGCATCTGTCAGACTTTATGAAATGTTTCAGTTCCATGACTGGTTTGGTGAAGACCTTGGTGGAATCCTTGATGGTTGTCTTGGACTGTCAGGTGAAGTTGGTGAACTGAATGACATGGTGAAGAAGTGGATCTTCCATGAAGCAGACATTGACATGACACACCTGAAGAAAGAACTTGGTGATGTCCTGTGGTATGTTGCAATGGTCTGTGAGTCCTGTGGATGGACTTTGGAAGATGTCATGCAGGTGAACATTGACAAATTAAAGAATAGGTATCCTGAAGGGTTTGATCCGCATAGATCCGCACACAGGGAAGAAGGTGATGTGTGATGATCATCACAATTGATCTTGAAAGATTCTTTCCATGTAGCAGGGGACAGTTGAACCTGCTTCTGAATGCAGTGGAACTGGACAGGGATCATCAGGGTGATCTGCTGAAGGAAATCATGCAGTTCCTGAAGAAGAAAGAACAGGAACTGTTGAAACAGGGAAACACATTGGATGCACAAATCTTTTATCTGTGCATGAATGAGATCAAAGAAATGTATGGTGGACATTATGAAGAAATTTGAAAGGATGCAGGTTGACCTGCTGAAAGCAATGTTTCATGATCATCCAGTTGTTCATGGAACATTGAACGATGGAAGAATTGCAATGGGGTTTGATCAGATTTTGGCCTTTGTCCCTGCTGAAGAAATTCTAATCAGGTTTACAACTGAAGAATACACAGTCAACAAGATTGTTGAAAATGCTAGTTGGAACATTGAACCTGCTGAACATGTGTATGACTTGGAACTTCCAACAGACAAAAGGAAGGTTGCAAAGTTTCAGACGGATTCAGGGAAGGTTGCTTATGTTGACACAAGGTATCTGAAATACTTTGACAAGGATGCAAGGTTCTTTGTCAAGAGTCACAAAGAACCTGTCTGTGTGTATGAAGATGATGAACTTGCAGGGATCATTCTTCCTGTGAACATGACGGAAAGGACAGACTGATGGAACTCGGTATAGCAATAGTTGGTTTTTTAATTGGTGTGCTTGTTGGAGAACAAGTTGGGAAATTGGAAAGGACAGACTGATGGTATTTGGAAAAGCTGATTTTGACACAAAGTTCTGTCCCAAATGTGGGTGTGATTCCTTTGTTCTTGACAGTAGATACAAGGACAGGGTGGTTTGCAGAAGAAGACAGTGTTCACAGTGTGGGACAAGATGGTCAACCAAGGAATTCTATGTAAGAAGTGAAAGGGAAAGACATGATAAAAATTGAAAATATTCATTTTGCAGGTTTTGAACCTGCGATCAGGGGAATGAGGAATCCAAAGAACAGTTGGAACAGGTCTGACAGCAAGTGGTGCTATGAAGAAAATGACTGTGTTGGATGTGAACATGAAGATGATGAACTGTGTGCAAATGACACATATGTGATTGGGAACAATGATCTGAAGCTGATGAAGAACCTGTTTTCTGCAGGGACAGAACACAGGAAATATGACAGGATGATTGTGGTGTGGATGGACATCACTGCACCTTTGTATTGGTGGAAGGAATTTGATACATACAAGGTTGGAACTGTTGCAGATTCCTGTTCTACCATGCACAAGATCCATGCAAAGGAATTTGTCATGGAAGATTTCAGTGTGGAACATTTGACAGAAGGAAATCAGGAAGGTTTCAAGTTGATTCTGAATTGCCTGAACACAGCAAGACAGAACTTCCTTGAAACCAAAGATAAGATTTGGTGGTGGCAGATGATCCAAACACTTCCAACTTCCTTCAATCAGAAAAGAACTGTGATGATGAACTATGAAGTCTGTGCAAGGATCATTCAACAGAGATCTAACCACAAACTGGATGAATGGCATGACCTGATAAAAGTGTTGAAAAACCTTCCATATTTGCAGGAAATCATGCAGATTTAGTTCAAAAAGTTACAAAAAATGACAAAAAAAGTTGAAACTTATGTTCTTGGTCAGGATAAACTTCCTGATTGGTTGTGGAACAAAGTCATGATGTTCCGATCAGGGAATGAATTCAAATATGAATTTTACGGAAAATATCATGATGTGTATGCTTCCAAAGGTGATGTGGTGGTGGTTGAAGGAAGAAAATGGTGGATAACCAAGAACACCTAGAACACCACCTAGAACACAAAAAAGTCAGTGTTTAAGCTGTTTTCAGGGGATTTGTTCTAGGTGTTCTAGGTGTTCTAGGTACTTTCTACTTTTTATAATTTTTTAAGTTAAAGTACTATTTTTTTATAAAAACAGTAGTTAATATAAAAAATATATAATATAGAGAAATAGCAAGAACACCTAGAACACCAAGAACAAAAAACGGCTGAAAGCCTTGATTTTACAGGGTTTGTGGCTGTTCTAGGTGGGGAAGGTCACCTAGAACACACCTAGAACAACAGCAAGAACAAGTGACAGAAAGGGGAAAGACATGACAAATCTTCTTTTGGTTTTAATATTGTTTGCGGTGATATTCAAATGACAGGACAGGAAGAACTGGAACACATTCAGGAATTGAAGAAACGTGTGGAAGAACAGGAATATTTCATTCAGGAACTAAAGTCTGCACTGGATGGACTGACAGGGATCACTTACGATGCAGACAAGGTGCAGACTTCTGTGCAGGGTGATCCGATGCTTGACAAACTTGTCAGACTGCAGGATGAAGAACAGAAACTGAAAAGGTTCAGGGAAGAATGGATCAGGTGGAAGGTCAGGATGATCAGGAAGATCCACAGGATGGACATTGGAAACCTGCAGAAACTTCTGTATGTGGTTTACATTGAAGAACACAGTCTTTCTGAATGTGCAGGGATCATGTGTTGGTCATATGACCATACAAAGAAACAACACAGGAATGCAATCAGGGAGTTTGAAAAGTTGACACCTGAATGTCCCCTGAATGTCCCTTGAATGACCTATGATATTATAATATAATTATAATATCAAATAATACCTTGAAGGACATCTGCTTTTGCAGGTGTCCTTTTTGTTTTGAAAGGGGGTGTCAGGAAATGACGGAAAGACAGGAAAGGTTTTGTCAGGAATATTCAAAGTTGGGAAATGCAACACAGTCTGCAATCAATGCAGGATATTCTGAACAATCTGCATACAGTTGTGGTCAGCGTTTGCTGAAGAATGCTGAAGTTATGAACAGAATCAGGGAACTTGCAGGTGAAATCAAGAATCAGAACATTGCAGATGCAAGGGAAATGCAGGAAGTCCTGACATCAATCCTTCGTGGTGAATCTGAAGAAGAAGTGATTGTGGTGGAAGGTTGTGGTGATGGAATCAGTGAAGCAGTCACCAAAAAGAAGAAACCTTCACAGTCCGATAAAATCAAGGCGATGCAGTTACTTGCAAGGATGCAGGGTGTTTTGGATAACAGTGCAACATTGAATGTTGTGATTCCTGTTTATGGTGGTGATCAGGATCTTGAAGACTAGAAGCAAAGGGAACAGGAAAGAATCACAGAAAAGAAGAAGGAATGCACACAGGGATGTCATTCCACTGGAAGATCCAGTTCTTCTGATTGATGGGAACTGTTCAAAATATGTGGTTGGTTACTGCACAAGAAGGAAAGCATACTTGACAAGGGGACTTGCAGGAACACACAACTGTGAAGGAATCCACTGTGTGCGGTTCAGGAAGGTGAAAAATGAAGACAAAGAAGTATTATCTTCCTGACATTGTTGGAAGGGGTTACAAGACCTTTTGGGGGTTTCGTGGAAGGTATAGAGTAGTAAAGGGATCAAGAGCATCAAAGAAGTCCAAGACCACTGCATTGTGGATCATCTACAATATGCAGAAATATAAAGGGTCAAACACCTTGGTGATCAGGAAGACATTCAGAACACTGAAGGATTCCTGTTGGACTGATCTGAAGTGGGCGGTTCACAGGTTGGGAACTGACCACCTTTGGAATTTCACACTGTCACCACTTGAAGCAACCTATCTTCCCACTGGACAGAAGATCCTGTTCCGAGGGTTAGATGATCCTTTGAAGGTCACATCCATCACTGTTGGAACTGGAATCCTGTGTTGGATGTGGATCGAAGAAGCGTATGAAATCATGTCTGAAGAAGACTTTGACATGTTGGATGAATCCATCAGGGGTGAATGTCCTGATGGACTGTGGAAGCAGATCACCTTGACTTTCAATCCTTGGAATGAACACCACTGGTTGAAGTCAAGGTTTTTTGATGTTCCTGATCCTGAAATATTAGCACTGACCACAAACTACACCTGCAATGAATGGTTGGACAAAGCTGACCTGCAGGTGTTTGAAAGAATGAAGGTCAACAATCCAAGAAGATATGCAGTAGCAGGTCTTGGTGGTTGGGGAATCGTGGATGGTCTGATCTATGAGAACTGGACAGAAGAACAGTTCACACTGGAAGACATTCAGAAAGACCATCCTGCACTGAAGACAGTCTGTGGATTAGACTTTGGATATACAAATGATCCTTCTGCTTTTGTGGTCTGTTTTGTGGATCTGAAATCACAGGATCTGTGGATCTATGATGAATTTTATGAAAAGGGATTATCCAACAGGAAGATTGCTTCCTTGGTGGATTCAATGGGGTACAGGAAAGAAAAGACCACTGCAGATTCTGCAGAACCAAAAAGCATTGATGAATTGAAGTCCCTGCACTTACGAATCAAAGGTGCAAAGAAGGGAAAGGATTCAATCCTGAATGGAATCCAGTGGATTCAGGAATTGAAGATCCATGTTCATCCAAGATGTGTGAACTTCCTGACCGAGATTTCCAATTATACATGGGACAAAGACAAATTTGGGAAAAAGTTAAATGTTCCAATTGATGACTTCAACCACTTGATGGATGCAACAAGATATGCACTGGAAGATTTTATCACAGGGAACACTTGGATCTATTAGAAGAAAGGGGTGAATAAGATGCTGAAAGAAGAAGAAATATTATACTTTATGCAGGAAGATGCAACATCCACTAAGAAAAGACTTGCAGAAGTTGGTCAAAGATATTATGAAGGTCTGCACGATATTCTGAATTATCGGATGTTCTACTTCAATTCTGATGGAAAACTTGTGGAAGACAACACAAGATCCAACATTAAGATCAGTCATCCCTTCTTCACAGAACTTGTGGATCAGGCGGTTCAGTATATGCTGTCAAACAAGGAAGGATTCATCAGGTCGGATCTTCCTGAACTGCAGGAAAGACTGGATGATTATTTTGATGAAGAATTCATTGCAGAACTGACAGAAGTCCTGACTGATGCAATGTCCAGTGGATTCAGTTTCATGTATGCTTACGAAGGACAGGATGAAAGACTGCACTTTGAACATGCTGACTGTCAGGGTGTTGTGGAAGTCCGAGAGAAGGAAACAGATGATGGTTGTGCATATGTGATTTATTGGTATGTTGACAGACTTGCCAAGACGGACAAGACCATCAAAAGGATTCAGGTGTGGGACAAAGATCAGGTGACATTCTATGTTCAGGAACAGGAAGGAAAACTGATCTTGGATGAAAAGGAAAAGATCAATCCAAGACCACATGTGATTTATCACAAGGAAGGTGATCCTGCTGTTTATTATGACAACTTTGGATTCATTCCCTTCTTCAGGTTAGACAACAACAGGAAACAGTGGTCAGGTGTGAAACCAATCAAGGATCTGATTGATGACTATGACATGATGTCCTGTGGTCTTTCCAACAACCTTGCAGACTTTGACCATCCGATCCATGTTGTCAAAGGATTCCAAGGGGACAACTTGGAAGAACTGTCACAGAACCTGAAGACCAAGAAGATGATTGGTGTTGATTCCACAGGTGGTGTGGAAGTCCACACTGTTGACATTCCATATCAGGCAAGACTGACCAAGATGGAACAGGATGAAAAGAACATATACAGATTTGGAATGGGATTCAATTCTGCACAGTTGGGTGATGGGAACATCACCAATGTGGTCATCAAAAGCAGATATGCACTTCTTGACCTGAAATGCAATAAACTGGAAATCCGTCTGAAACGATTCCTGAAACAGATCATCAAGGTTGTCCTGCAGGAAATCAACAGGGTCGATGGAACTGATTATGATGTCAAGAATGTGTGGTTTGATTTTGAACGTGAAATCATGACCAATGCTTCTGACAATGCACAGATTGAACTGACCGATGCACAGAAACAGCAGGTGCAGATCAACACACTTCTTGGACTGCAGGGTGTTCTTGATGATGACACCATTGTTCAGACCATCTGTGAAGTCCTTGACATTGAGTATGAAGAAATCAAGGACAAACTTCCTGATCCTGATGAAGCAAAGGATGATCTGCAGGATGCATCAACCACTTTGGATCAGATAGAACCTGAAGGTGATCCTGATGAAATCATTTGAGAAAGAAACGATTCAGGCACAACTGAAGGATGAAGGCAAGTGTTTGAAGGAACTGGAAAAAGCATATAAACAGGCAAAGAGAGACTGTCAGCAGAAATTAAGGGCATTAAATGCAAGGAAAGATATGCACAATCTGCAGTCAGTCATCCATCAGAAGAAGTATCAGGAAGCACTTCTGAAACAGATTGATGGTGTCCTGAATGACCTTCAGACACACACCTATAAAACTGCTAATGATTTCTTTCAGGGATCATATCAGAATGGATATATTGGTTCAATGTACGAACTGCAGAAGCAGGGGATTCCAATGACCATTCCTGTGTCAACCAAGAAGATGATCACTGCAATTCAGACAAATTCTAAACTGTCACAGTCCTATTATCTGAAGCAGGGACTGACAGTTCAGAATATCCGTACACTGAAAAAGCAGATTGCACTGGAAGCTACAAGGGGAATTGCAAGTGGGAAGTCTTGGTTGACTGTTGCAGATTCCCTGACCATCCAAAGATATTTCACCATTTCACAATCTGATGCAATGCGAATTGCAAGGACTGAAGGAAACAGGATCAATCAACAAGCAAGACTTGATGCAGGGGATGAAGCAGTCAAGAATGGTTGTGATTTGTTGAAACAGTGGGATGCAACCTTGGACAGCAAAACAAGACCTGCACATCAGGAAGCAGATGGACAGATTGTGGAATGGGGTGAAAAGTTCACTGTTGGTGGTGAAAAGATGGATGCACCTTCTGTTGGTGGATCTGCTTCCAATGTCTGCAATTGCAGGTGTCAGTTGCTGAAAAGACCAAGGTGGGCATTGGATGAAGAAGAACTGGAAGTCCTGAAACAAAGGGCATCATATTATGGTCTTGACAAAACCAAGAACTTTGAAGATTATAAGAATAAGTTCTTGAAGATTCCTGAAAAAGACAAGTCTGTTGATTTGAGCGAAAGAAGGAAACGAAGACTTGCTGAAAGAAGACAACAACAGGAAGAAGAAAAGAAAGTATTTGTTCCTGCACAGGATATAAAGGAAGTTAAAAGAAGAATATCCGATGCACTTGGAATAGATGAAGCTGTTGTGAATCTTGGAAGAATGAAACTGGAACTTGCAAATGAATACTTGGATGGAATCGAAACCTTCATGGATGTGTTCCCACAGATGAAAGGTCTTTACACTGCAATGAACACCAAAAGGTGTGGTGGTGGAACACTTGGAATCAATGCACTTGAAGGAAAAGGGAAGTATGTTGGAAAAGATATTTTTTATGATTGCATTCTTGAACTTGGTTTGAAAAGTCCAAGGGATTTGGATGATTTAAGAAAAACATATGAATATGCAGTCTTTTCTGCACAACATTACAAAGGTGCATCACCAAAAGCAACAGCAATTCATGAATTGGTTCATGGATTAACACATGCTATTGAAATGAAGAAAAATGGTTATTTTGTCGATGGTGTTTTACAAACAACCATTCCAAAACGAGAATGGGACAAGTATGCCAAAACAGGAACATTTGCAATGGTCAATGCAGTGAAAGATGAATTGTATGGAATGAGACATGGAAGAGAAGTTTTTGATGGAATGATGCATCTTGGTTCATATGCAATGACAAATTCAGATGAAACTGTTGCACAAGCTGTTTCTTATGAATTTATCAATCCAACAGAATCAAGACCATTTAGTGCAAAAATCCTTGAATTGTTGAAAAAGGAAGTTGGTGAAGCATTCAAATGATGATTGTTGCAGGTGATTGGATAGAATCAGAATACATCACCATTGATGAAAACGGATGGCACTGTTCAGATGATGCACCTGATGATATTAAAAAAGAATTTTATGATTTTATGTCACAGGTTAATTCAGGTGTGAAAACTGTTGATCCTGAAGACGAAGAGTGACAGATCCTGACCTGATCAAGTCATAAAACTGATTGAATAACTATTGTTGAAAAGACTGCAGGAAACTGTGGTCTTTTTATTTTGAATGTCATCCTGTGGGGACAGGTAAAACACCATATTCCAACAAAGGGATCAAGACATAACTTGTAAAAATTGTAATTCTGAAAGGGGAATAATAATGACATTACAGGAACTTTTGAAATCAATCGAAGGTCTGACAGAAGATCAGCAGAATGCAATTCTTGAAGGAATGAAGAAGAACAAGATCTTCACTGCATCTGAAGAAAATCTTGATGTCAGATATGGGAAGCTGAAAACGGATCATGACAATCTGACTGCAGAACACAAGAAGTCCACTGACCTGATTGCACAGTTGCAGAAACAGACAAAGGACAATGAAGATGTTCAGAAGCAGATTACAGATTATCAGGCACAGATTCAGAAACTTCAGGAAGAAGCAGTTCAGGCAAAGACTGAATCTGCACTGAAGATTGGTCTGCTGTCAGCAGGTGCAAAAGCATCTGACATTGATTATCTGCTGTTCAAGATGGAACATGATGGTGACTGGAAACCTGAACTTGGTGAAGATGGTCAGATCAAGGGACTTGATGACAAAGTGAAAGGACTGAAGACACAGTTCCCTTCACAGTTTGAATCTTCATCTTCCAAGAAGATTGATGAAAAGAAGTTGGAAAAGTCTGATAACAAGGACAAGATTTCTGCAGAAGAATTCAAGAAGATGGGTTATCAGGCAAAGAATAAATTGTTCAATGAAGATCCTGATCTTTATAGAAAATTATCAGGAAAAGAGTAAGAAAGGAAGGTGCTATTTATGGCATATACAAAGTTATCTGATGTAATCAATCCTGAAGTTATGGGTGACATGATCGAAGCAAAGATCACTGCACAGTGCAAACTGACACCTTATGCACATGTTGACACCACACTGGAAGGTGTTGCAGGTGACACCAAGACTGTTCCTTCTTGGAACTACATTGGTGATGCAGAAGATTTTGATGTTGAAGCTGTTGCACAGACTGATGGTGAAATGGCAACCACAAAACTGACTGCAGGATTCAGACAGTTCACAATCAAGTGTGCAGGAAAGTCTGTGTCCATTCTTCAGACTGCAATCAACAGTGGTCTTGGTGATCCTGTTGGTCAGGCAAATGTTCAGCTTGCAAAGTCCATTGTTGGTAAGGTGGACAATGATGTCCTGACTGCTATCTATGATGCAGAATCTGATGAAGATCATCCTTGCATCACTGTTGATGGAACATCTGCATATATCGGTTATGCAGGTATTGTGAATGCAGTGACCAAGTTTGAGGATGAAGAAGATGGTGTGGACAAGGTGATGTTCATTCATCCGCTTCAGGAAAAAGCACTTCTGACAGATCCGCAGTTCATCAGTGCTGACAAATTTGAAGCAGGTGTTGCAGTAAAGGGTGCAATTGGCATGGTTGCAGGTTGTTGGATTAAGAAATCCAAGAAGGTTAAGCAGGATGAAACCACACATGCGTGGTTAAATCCTATCATCAAGTGTGAAGCTGACAGTGCTGAAACAGAGTACACAGAAGACGAACTTCCTGCACTGACCATCTTCCTGAAGAAGAACACACAGGTTGATCATGAGTGGTTTCCCAAGAAACAGCGTCATGACATCACTGCAACCAAATATTATGGTGTAGCAGTGACCAATGCTTCCAAACTGATCATTGCCAAGTTCAAGGGTGATCTGACTGCATAATCTGAAAGGTGGTGGATCTGATGATCATTTCTGTGGAAGAACTGAAGAACCTTCCTGAATTTCAGGATCAGGATTCTGCAGTGTTGGAAGCAAAACTTGAAGGGATTGAAATCCTAGTCAGGAAATACACCAACAACAATTTCCAAAACAGGAACATCAGATTCCTTGCTGATTCTGCAGGAACTGTCTTGAATGGTGTTTCCCCTTTCATGAAAGTTGGGGACACCATTCAGGTCACTGAATCAGGTGTGAATGATGGTCTTTATATCATCACTGCACTGACTGAAAACAGTGTAACAGTGAACAAGGAATTATTCACTGTTGATCACAACCTTGTGACAAAGATTGAATATCCACCTGCAGTCAAAGCAGGTGTGATCAATCTGATGAAGTGGGAAGTGGGAAACAGGGACAAGATTGGAATCAAATCTGAAACGATCAGCAGACATTCTGTGACCTATTTTGATTTGGATTCCAACAATCAAGTGATGGGTTATCCTGTGTCATTGCTTGGTTTCCTTGAACTTTACAAGAAAGCAAGGTTCTGATGGATATTGGTGGAAATCTCACAGCAACCATTCAGGTGAAGAATGACACAGGGAAGAATGCAATTGGTGAAGCAACTGAATCATGGAACACAGTTGGAACTGTCCTTGGATGGTTGGATTATTCTGCAGGACAGAATGATGTCAATCAGTACAATGCAAAGATTCAGGACACCACACATTATTTCCTTTGTGACTGGAAGAAGTGGAAGACAGCAACACAGGATGCTTCAGTCACTTCTGAAAACAGTAGGTTGATTGTGAAAAATGAAGTTTATAATGTTCTGCTGATTGATGATCCAATGGAATTGAAACAGCATATGGAAATCTATCTGAAATATGTTGGGGGTGGTCTTGGTGTCTAACAATGTTGTGTTTGAAGACTATTCCATCCAGTGCAAGAATGCACTGAAAGAAAAAGCATTGATCTTTCTTCAGGAAGCAGGGGAAGAAATCACATCCATGACAGTCAGGAATCAGGTCAGGAAGACAGGACAGACTGCAGGTTCTTGGTCTGATTCCCCTGTCCTTGATGAAGCAAACCTTGCTGTTCACATGGGTTCAAATTATGAAAATGCAATATGGGAAGAATTTGGAACAGGTGAATTTGCGGAAAAAGGTGATGGAAGAAAAGGTTGGTGGGTATATGTGAAAGGGTCTTCTTCAGGCGGTGGTGGAAAGACTTATTCATCACAAGCTGAAGCAAAAAAAGCAGTTGCGATTTTAAGGAAGAAAGGTCTTGATGCATACTACACCAAAGGAAAGTCTGCAAGACATCCTTTCCTGAATGCATACAATTCATCAAAGTCAAAGATCATCAAACATGCAGAATCTATTTTTGGGGGATTATAGAAATGACAGTAGCAGGACTTGGTTTCCTGAATGAATGTCTGACAAATCTTGGAATCCCCTATGAATTCATGGAATGGACTTCTGTTCCTGTCCCTGACACTTATTGGGTTGGACAGTATTCAGAAATCCAGTCTGTGGATGAAGGTGGTCAGATTGAATCAGATTTCATTCTGATGGGAACAACAAAGAAGAAATACATTGAACTGGAAACTGTGAAGGAAAGGATCAGACAGGAATTCCCTGATCATGGTCTGACAGAAATCCTTCCCAATGGTTGGGGAATTGCGGTGATGTATGACACAGCATATCCAGTTCCATCCATTGAAGAAGGAATTCACAGGATTCAGGTCACCTTGAAAGTTAAAGAGTGGAAAGGGGAATAAAAATGGGAAAAGCAGGAAAAACAGGTGTGACTTCCAACACACCAAAGAACATTCTGTTTGGTGCAGGTACGATTCACAAAAATGTGAAGTATACCACAGGAACAGGTTGGAACTTTGAAACTTCAATCATTGGTGCAACACAGGGTGGTTCTAAACTCACAATCACACCTGAATTCACAGACATTGAAGCTGATGGTGCTATGGTTGCAGTTAAAGGTCTTAAAGTCAAGACAGGTGAATCTGCATCTATGGAAATCAATTTCCTTGAACTTACAAAGGAAATCATCAAGTCAGCAGTTATTGGTAAGGATGGTGAATCTGATGATGTCAACTTTGATCTGATTGAATCAAAAGCAGACATTGAAGATGGTGACTATCTTGAAAACATTGCTTTTGTTGGAAAAAGACTTGATGGAAAGAACATGATTGTGATCATGGACAATGCACTTTGCACTTCAGGATTTGAATCTGAAGGAAAGAACAAGGAAGCAGGTGTTGGAGCATATACATTCACATGTCATGCAGATTTAACATCTGACCTTGATACACTTCCTTATCACATCTACTATCCAAAGGTTACTGCATAGAAAGGGACAGTGAAATATGAAGGTTAAAGTGACAGAAGCGTTCATTGATAAGCGAACAGGAAAAAATCATGAAGTTGGTGAAATCTTTGAAGCAGATGAAAAGAGAATCAAAGAGATTCAGTTAGTCAAAGCATCACTTATCAAAGTGATGAAGAAAGCACCTACTGAATCACCTGCTGAAGCTGAAGACAAGAAGACCGAGAAGAAGGGAAGATGAAACAATGGAAGAAACAACTTTTGAATTAAGGGAACTGAAGTCTTCAGATGTCTTCCCAATGGTGCAGATCCTGAACAAAGTTGGATTCAAAGAACTGAAGACTGTCCTGACACCTGACAAAGTGAAGGACATGATGAAGTCTTTCAAGGATGCAGGGTCTGAAAAAGCTGAAGATGGTGTAGACAAGTCCACCATTCTTGGATTCAATCTGATTCTTGAAATTGTGGGGATTGTGATGAACAATCTTCCATCCTGTGAAGAAGACCTTTACAGATTCATTTCCAATGTGTCAGGTCTTTCTGTCAAAGAAATTGCAGACCTTCCAATGGGTGACTTTGCTGAAATGGTTGTTGCAATCGTTCAGAAGCAGGAATTCAAGGATTTTTTCAAGGCTGTTTCAAAATTGTTCAATTAAATAATCCGATGGAATTTTGGGATCTGATGTTCAGGGAATATCATGATCCCAAATTTTTATTGGATCAGGTGATTCCTGCAGGTCAGTTTGTGAACTTCATTAAAACGTTCGAACAGAAGCATGAAGAAAAAATCAGGTGGGAATTCTACATCCACAAACTGTCTGCATTTGATGAAAGGTCATGGGAAGAATTCAACCATGACTTGGATTTTGGAACAGCATCAAGACAGGAAAGACCTGCTGATGAAGACATTGCAGAAACTATAAAAGAATCATATAAAATCATGAAGACTTTCAATTTGGAAGGGGGTGAATGATAGATGGACATATTCAAACTAATTGGATCTATTTTCATCAAGAATGAAGACGCAAATGAAAAAATTGGTGACACAGGAAAGAAAGCTGAAGGTCTAGCATCCAAAGTTGGTTCTGCAATGGATACTGTTGGAAGCAAGATCAGCAAGGTCGGAAAAGCACTGACACCAATTTCTGTTGCAACAGGTGCGATGCTGACAGGATCTGTCAAAGGTGCATCTGATTTCACTGATGGAATGTCCAAGATGTCCACACTGTTTGACACCACAAAGACTTCTGTGGAAGACCTTTCCAAACAGTTCCTTGACCTGTCTAACAAGACAGGCATCAGTTCAACAGAACTTGCTGAAGCAGGGTATCAGGCACTGTCTGCAGGACAGGATGTCAGTCAGGTTGGAAAGTTTGTTGAGACTGCAGGAAATCTTGCAAAAGCAGGTTTCACTTCCACCACAACAGCAGTTGATGTTCTGACCACTGCAATGAATGCATATGGTGCAGAAGCAGGAACTGCTGATCAGATTGCAAATAAACTTGTCAGGACACAGAACCTTGGTAAAACAACAGTTGATGAACTTGCTTCTTCAATGGGTAAGATCATTCCCACTGCTTCTTCAATGGGTGTTGGAATCGACAACCTGACATCAGGTTATGTTTCCCTGACTAAACAGGGTATTGCAACAGCAGAAGCAACCACCTATATGAACAGTATGCTGAATGAACTTGGTGATTCAGGGACAACACTTGGTGGTGTTCTGAAGGAAAAGACAGGAAAGTCTTTCCAAGACCTGATGAAAGAAGGGAAGTCACTTGGTGATGTTCTTCAGATCACCAAAGACTATGCTGATGAAAACGGCATTGCATACAATGAATTGTGGGGATCTGCAGAAGCAGGAAAAGCAGGACTTGCAATTCTGAATGGTGGTGTTGATGAATTCAACAGCACTGTGGAAACCATGAAGTCAGATGTGGATGATGTTGGTGATGCACTGGAAAAACTGAACACACCTTCAGTAAAGGTCAGGAAGTCCCTAAACAGGGTGAAGAATTCAGGAATTGAACTTGGAACAACCATTCTGAATGCACTGACACCTGCATTGGACAAGGCTTCCAGTGTGGTTGAAAAGGTGACCACTTGGTTCAGCAGTTTGGATGACAAGACCAAAACAATCATTGCAACAGTCCTTGCTGTCATCACTGCACTTGCACCTGCACTTGTGATTGGTGGAAAGGTGATCAGTGGTGTTGGAAAAGCAATTGGGATCATCACCAAACTGAAGACTTCAGTTGGTGGATTGTCTGCAGTATTTGGAATGATCACATCACCAATTGGATTGGTGATCCTTGCAATTGGTGCATTGGTTGCAATCTTTGTGACACTGTATCAGAAGAATGAAGGATTCAGGAACTTTGTGAACACCACATGGGATGCAATCAAAGAAAAGATCAGTGGTGTCATTGAAGCAGTCAGGGGATTGATTGAAGCAGTGGTCAACAGGGTTCAGGTCATTATTGAAACCTTTGTGTCTGTTGCATCAAGTCTGTGGTCAATGTTTGGTGACAACATCATCAGTGTTGTAACCAATGCATTCAATGTCATTCAGACAGTGGTTCAGGTTGGACTGGATGTCATCAGGGGAATCATTCAGATTGTCACTGCACTGATCAATGGTGATTGGTCAGGTGCATGGGAAGCAATTAAGTCCACACTTTCCACAATATGGGAAGGACTTAAATCCATCGGAACAGCAGGAATTGAATTCCTGAAATCCGTCATTCAACTTGGACTGAATGTGATCAAAGCAGTGTGGTCTGCAATTTGGAATGCAATCAAAAACATTGCTTCTTCTGTGTGGAATTCTATCAAGTCCATTATCACTTCTTTGATCAATGGAATTAAGTCCACTATTGAATCAGTGATGAATTCCATCAGGTCTGTGATTTCAACAATCCTGAATGGAATCAAGTCCACATTCACTTCAGTGTGGAATGGGATCAAGTCCACTGTCACAGGTGCAATCAATGGTGTGAAGTCCACCATCAGTTCAGGCTTGAACAGTGCAAAGTCAACAGTGTCATCTGTGCTGTCTGCAATCAGTTCAAAGTTTACAAGTATTTTTAACACTGTAAAATCAACAGTGCAGAATGCAATCAACACTGTGAAGTCCATCATGAATTTCAGTTGGTCGCTTCCTCACCTGTCACTTCCACACATTTCTGTCAGTGGATCATTCAGTTTAAGACCACCTTCTGCACCACACTTTTCCATTGACTGGTATAAGAAAGCAATGGAAGAACCTTTCCTGATGACAAAACCGACAATCTTTGACATCAATCCTTTCACTGGAAAAGCAAAAGCAGGTGGTGAAGCAGGGGATGAAATGATGTATGGTCACAGAAATCTGATGAATGACATCAGAGAAGCATCAGGAAACAATGAACTTACAGTCATGTTTGACAACTGGATGAACAGAATGTTTGATCTGTTCCTGCAGTACTTCCCACAGTTTGCAAATATGCAGGTTGTTCTTGATGGTGGTGCTGTTATTGGTGAACTTGTCTATGACATAGATGAAGAACTTGGAAAACTTGAAGAAAAAAGGAACAGGGGAAGATAAATGGAAAGTATAAAATTTGACAACACAAATGTGTTGGAATCACTTGGTTTGGTTTTAGTTTCCAAAGACATTGGTCTTCCTTCCTTGAAGACTGTGACCATTGAAGTCCCTGCAAGGGATGGTGTGGTTGACATCACTGAAAGGTTATATGGTGGTGCTAAATATGGAAACAGGCGGATCAAGTTGACATTTGAAAATGCTAAAGGGATTCTTTCTTCTGATTCATGGGAAGAATTGCTGACGAAAGTCAGCAATCTTCTACATGGAAAGAAGAAGAAAATAATCTTTTCCACAGATCCTGAATGGTACTACACAGGAAGGTGTTCTGTGGATTCTTTTGAAGTTAAAAAGAAGAAAAGGACAATTGTCATATCATGTGACTGTGATCCTTATAAATATAAATTATCAGATCCAAGTCAAAAAACATTGTAGGAAGGGGAATTGAAAATGTACAAAATCAAATATGTTCATCGTGGTTCTTCAACCGAAAATGTTTTATATGAATCAGGGAATGATGAAAAATGTTTGTCTTCTGCAAAACTGAAGTTGGGTATGGGTTCAACTGGTGAACTTACCATCAAAGTCCCTGTGACAAATCCTGCAAGGGATCTGATTCAGTGTCCAACAGATGAAGTGGTTGTCTATCGTGATGACACAGAAATCTTCAGGGGAAGACCTGTGACAGATGAACAGGATTTCAATCTGACTGGAACACTGACCTGTGAAGGAATCCTTGCATATTTGTATGACACTTATTATGAACCATTTGAATTTCAGGGAACACCTGTTGCATTGCTGACTGCTGTCATCAATCATCACAATTCACAGGTGGAACCAAGAAAGCAGTTCAGGATTGGAAATGTCACTGTTGCTGACAAGAACAACTACATCAACAGAAGTTCTGAAGGCTACAACAGAACTTTGGACATCCTGTCTGAAAAGTTTGTCAAGGAAAGTCTTGGTGGATTTTTCAGGGCAAGAATTGAAGGTGGTGTCAGATATATTGACTATCTGTCTTCTTACGGAACAACAGCCACACAGGAAGTCAGATTTGGTTCTAACATTCTTGATGTAGCAAAGACAATTGAATATTCTGATTTCATCACAGCAGTCCTTCCGCTTGGAAAAAAGAATGATGAAACCAAGAAATATCTGACTGTTGCATCAGTCAATGGTGGGAAAGTAGTGGTTCAGGATTCTGAATTGGTCAACAATCATGGATTCATTTGTGAAAAGGTTGAATGGGAAGATGTGACTGAACCAACCAACCTGTTGAGAAAAGCACAGGACTATCTTGCACAGGCTTCAGTTGTAATCACATCCATGAAAATCAAAGCACTTGATCTTGCACTTGCTGATCCAAATGTTCAGTCTTTGAATGTCGGTGATGCTGTTCATGTCATATCTGAACCACATCACATCAATCAGTGGATTGAACTGTCAGAAATCACAATGGATCTGTTGAATCCTGCAAATGATTCCTTGGTCTTTGGTGCTGTTTCAACATCCATCACCAAGAAGACATCTAGTTCAGGGAAAACAATCAAAGAAAACATCAATGATCTGACCATGAATGTTCACAAGATTTCTGCAGATTATGTGACAGCAAGTTACTTGACAGCAAACTATTTGACAGCAAATCAGATAGAAACAAACTATACAAAGACCAAGGAACTTGATGCAAAATATCTGAAGGCAGACATGGCAAACATTGATCATGCAAAGATTGACAAAGCACAGATTGGAACACTTCTGAATGAAGTTGGTTTGATTTCTGAAGCAACCATCACAGATGGTCATGTCACAGGTCAGTTGTCATCAGTGACAATTGATGCAGGTTCAATCAAAACAGGAACACTTGATGCATCCAACATCACTGTTTCAAATTTGAATGCAGACAGCATCACAACAGGAACACTGAATGGTCAGTTGATCGGTCAGGGGACTGTTGATCTGTCAGTCCTGAACAGTGCTTCAGCATCAAGGATTGATGGTCTTGAAGATGATTTGGAACAGGCACAGTCTGATATTCAGACAGCAAAATCAGACATAAGCACAGCAAAGTCAGATATTGCAAAAGCTAAAACTGATATTAGCACAGCAAAAACCGATATAGCAAAAGCAAAAACTGATATAGCAAAAGCAAAAACTGACATCAGCACAGCACAGTCTGATATTCAGACAGTACAGTCAGACATTCAGACAGCTAAATCAGATATAGCAACAGCACAGTCAGACATCAACACAGTAAAGTCTGATATTGCAACAGCAAAATCTGATATAGCAAAAGCTAAAACTGATATTGTTGACGCAATGAATGAAGCTACTTCAGCAAAGACCACTGCATCAACAGCAGTTGCAGATGCTACATCAGCACTTGCCAAAGCAACACAGACTGACAATGATTTGAAAGCACTTGACATTGGTGGAAGAAACCTTCTTCGACATACAAAAGATTTCGCTGAATCAACTTATTCATTGACTTGTACATTTGCAAAAGATGTTGAAGGTGTCACAGTAGTCACATTTCCTGAATACACTGGAAGTGTTACGTGGAAGGGATTCACTTTTCATCCGAACATACCTTATAGCATGATACGAAATAAAACTGTAACATTGTCTTTTTGGTATCGTTCAGACTCTTGGACATTGGCAAGTGGTGGAAACAATGTTCCACTTCCATCATTTGAAATACTGGCAACACCAACTGCAAATCCTAGTGGAACAAACAGATTAAAGTATGTAACAATCTATGATTCAACAGTTCCTGCACCAACAACAGAATGGCAACAGTTTGTAAGGACTTATAACATTACAGATAGCTTTTTTACGGCAGGAAGTGGAACAGTTACAGAAGACCGATATTTCACAATCCAGTTATTCCAACACAATTTGTCACAGCTTCAGTGTAAGAAGTTCAAACTTGAGATTGGGAACAAGGAAACTGACTGGACACCTGCACCTGAAGATGTCGATGGTGCTATTGATCAGAAACTTGACACTGAAAGATATGATGATGAATTTGTTGCTGAAAATTTGATTCCGTTTCCATATTCAGCAGAAGCAAGTGG